AATTGTTGTCTACCTTCAAACAATTGCGTGGTATTAAAGCTAAAGAGTCTGAACAAGCGGGTAACGCACAGAGGACAAAGAGCATGAAAGCCGCACAAGTTGATGTAGGTGGCTCTGGAGAGAGTTCTAAGAGAGTCTATCGAAGGAGTGACCTCATTCGTCTCAAGATGACTGACCCACAGAGATATGAAACATTGAGTGATGAAATCATGCAAGCGTACTCTGAAGGTCGTGTTCGATAATTTAACTTAGGAAATTTAATCATGGCTAATACCGCATTTTCCCCAACAAATAGTGTAACCACTACCTCCGCAGCCGCATTTATTCCAGAGATTTGGAGTGATGAAATTGTTGCCGCCTATAAAAAGAACCTCGTTTTGGCTAATTTGGTCAAAAAGATGTCTTTCAAAGGCAAAAAGGGTGACACTATCAACATCCCTAGCCCTGCTCGTGGTTCTGCTTCTGCAAAAGCCGCTACTGATGCAGTGACTTTGATCGCTAACAGCGAAACCAACATTCAAGTGTTGATCAACAACCACTATGAGTACTCACGCTTGATCGAAGACATCGTTGAAGTGCAAGCCCTGACATCACTGCGTTCTTTCTACACAGAAGACGCTGGTTATGCTTTGGCTCGTCGTATCGACACCGATCTGGTTCGTTTGGGTCGTGCTTTCAATGGCGCTACAGTTGGTACTGATGACTATGCTACTAGCAACACTACTACCAAAGCCTTTGTTGGCTCTGATGGTACTACTGCTTACAACAGCACATCATCTAACGCTGCCGCTTTGACTGATGCCGCTATTCGTCGCACCATTCAGCGTTTGGACGACAACGACATTCCTATGGATGGTCGTTTCTTCCTGATCCCACCTTCAAGCCGTAACACGCTGATGGGTTTGGCTCGTTACACTGAGCAAGCATTTGTCGGCAATGGCGATGCAATCCGCAATGGTGAAATTGGTCAGCTCTACGGCATGGCTGTGTTTGCCTCATCTAACGCTGATACTGCCGCTGGTAACTCTACCACTGATCGTATCTGCTTGATGGGTCATCGTGATGCGATGGTGTTGGTTGAGCAGTTGGGCATCCGTTCACAGACTCAGTACAAACAAGAGTACCTCGGTACATTGTTTACTGCTGACACTCTGTATGGCGTGAAGGCTCTGCGTACAAGCGCTACAAGCTCTGCTTCTAACGCTTCAGCCGCTTTTGCTTTGGCAGTTCCAGCCTAATGTTGCCACTTTCCCCTCGCCTTAATAGGTGGGGGGGTTTTCTTAATCTAGGAGGAATTTATTATGGCAACCGCATCAGCAGTAACAGTAAGGCGTGGTAACGACCAGTTCCGTGGACTTTTTAGCGATACATGGGTAGTTCGTGCTACCTTGGACGCTGGTTCATTAGTCGATGGCGCTGGCGAAACTGACGACATCACAATCCCTGGCGTAGCTTTGGGTGACATGGTCATTGGCGCATCTTTGGGTGTGGACTTGGTAGGTTTGACAGTGACAGGTTATGTCTCTGCCGCAAATACTGTTAAGTTCCGCATTCAGAATGAGTCTGGATCAACAGCAGACCTTGCTTCTTCAACACTCCGTGTTGTTGTGGCTCGTATGGTCTAAATAAAAGGGGGCTAATAACCCCCTTTTTCATGGAGTTTTTATGGCAACATTTAGATGTTTAACAAGTGGTCAGACTGTTACTTTTGTACATCAGCATGACATTGACTCTATGAAGGGTCATGCAGGTTATGTCAGAATTGATATAGAAGAAACACCTGAAACCTATGAAAAACCCGTAGTTTTAGCCCCTCCTACTCCTGTCAAGAAGTTAGGAAGACCAAAGAAAGTCGCAAATGTCTGATATTGATCCAAGAGAGTTTGGCAAACTAGAAGCCCAAGTTGAGGCTTTACAGGCAGAAGTTCATGCCATGCGTGAAGACATTAAAACTCTGTTAGAGATGGCTAACAAGTCTAAGGGCGGTATGTTTGTCGGAATGGCTATTGCATCTGTTGTTGGCGGTATTATTTCGTTTATTGCGACTAAGGTAATACGATGAGCTTACTATCTGGTGCTATCTGTCCTATAGCCACTCAAGATATTCAGATCAATCTGAAGAACCGCAACAATGCGTTTAAGAAGTTTGGCTATGGCCCACCTAACCCAGAAGAACCCAATGAGCTGTTTTGGCTAAAGAAAGCCAAGATGTATAACGCACCTACTGAAAGCATTAAAACAATGCTCTGCGGTAATTGTGCGGCTTTTATCCAGACTCCTAAGATGATGGAATGCATCATTGGTGGACTAGAGAAGGATGAAGGCGAAAACGAATTGTCTTATGACGAAGAGTTCATCAAAGCCGCTGATCTCGGCTATTGTGACTTGTTTCAGTTCACTTGTGCATCCGCCCGCACTTGTGATGCGTGGAAAGGTGGCGGCCCTATAACCAAGGAAAAATGATGTATAGCAAATCACCCAAAATGATTAGTTCTAAAGCCCCTAAGAAGGCCAAAGGTATGCCTGTAGCCATCATGGTTGCTGTTGGTAAACCTAAGTCTATGCCTGTTCGTGGTAGCCGTACTGCCACCAATATGATGAAGAAATCAGGTCGTGGCAAATGAAAAAGGCAGAGGCCAAAATCTCTAAGGTCATGCGAGAGTACAAGGCGGGAACGCTTCACTCTGGCAAGGGTGGCCCTGTTGTTAAGAAGCCTAAACAGGCTATTGCCATTGCTTTATCTCAAGCTCGAAAGGTCAAGAAATGAAACAAGGTCTCTACGCTAACATTCATGCCAAACAAGAACGTATTAAGGCTGGTTCTAAGGAAAAGATGCGTAAGGTTGGCTCTAAAGGCGCTCCTACTGAGGCGGCATTTAAGGCGGCAGCTAAGACTGCTAAAAAGAAATGAAATCCCCTGCTTGGCAAAGAAAAGAAGGCAAATCTGCTTCTGGGGGCTTGAATGCCAAGGGGAGAGCATCTTATAATGCAGAAACTGGTGGTAATTTAAAAGCACCAGTAAAGTCGGGAGATAACCCTCGTAGGGCATCCTTTTTAGCACGAATGGGCAATATGCCTGGCGCTGAGATGAAAGATGGAAAGCCTACCCGACTTCTTCTTTCTCTTAGAGCTTGGGGTGCATCGTCCAAGGAAGATGCTAGAGCAAAAGCCAAAGCTATCTCTAAGAGGAACAAATGAGACCATTTTCTGTCGGTAAAAATTTAACTGCTAATACGGCTACTACGCTGTTTACAGTACCGACTGGCTATTATGCTTTGTGCGTCCTTCTTCACGCATCAAACAATGGTTCATCAAATAAACACATTAGTTTTACTTGGCATGACTTTAGTGCAAACCTAGATATTCTAATTACTAAAGAGTACACACTAACATCTAAGTCAACTTATGCTGAGATTGATGTTAATCAATATATTGTGATGGAAGAGGGTGATTACATATCTGCTCTTTCAGAAACTGGTTCTACTATTTCTGTCATTGCAACTTTTGAAATTGAAGGATCGCAACGAATATGACATTCCTACAACTGATTAACAATGTATTGATTCGCTTGCGTGAAACCCAAGTTTCTACCAACAATGAGACTTCTTATTCAACTCTGATTGGCTTGTTTGTCAACGATGCCAAGCGTCAGATTGAGGACTCTTTTAGTTGGAATGTCCTTGGTCAAACAGTTACATTGACCACATCATCAAGCGCCCATGTTTACTCAATGACGGGTGCTGGTCAGAAGTTCCAAGTGATGGACGCTCTGAATACCACATCAAATGTTGCATTGCAGAATATCTCATTTGTTGAGATGAACAGGTATCAGAATCTTGTTCCTTCAATTACTGGAGTTCCTCAGTACTACGCTTTTGATGGCGTAGATGGTAATGGAGACACACAAGTAGTTCTCTATCCAAGACCTGATGGGGTTTATAGCATTCCATTCTCTCTGACAGTACCACAAGCACCATTGGCTGCTGATGGCACTTCAGTGTTAGTTCCTGATGTTCTTGTTGTGCAGAATGCTTATGCTAGAGCATTGGTTGAACGTGGTGAAGATGGTGGATTGAACTCTTCTGAGGCTTATCAACTGTACAGAGGTATGTTGGCTGACCAAATTGCTTTAGAAGGCACTCGTTATCCTGAGAATCAGGAGTTTGTAGCAGTATGAGCCAACAACTCCAAACGCAAAGTATTTCAGCACCAGGCTTCTTTGGTCTGAATACACAAGACTCGCCATTAGATTTGGCGGCTGGTTTTGCTTTGGTTGCAACAAATTGCATCATTGATCAATATGGTCGCATTGGTTCTCGTAAGGGTTATGCAAGGGTTAATTCATCTTCTGGAAACCTTGGTGCTAACAATGTTGGTGTTATCCATGAGTTAGTTCAAGCTGATGGCATTCTTACTGTTTTGTTCGCAGGTAATAACAAGTTATTCAAGTTAGATAGCTCAAATGCTGTTGTTGAATTGACCTATGGGGGGGGTGGTACTGCTCCCACCATTACTGCGAGTAATTGGTCATGTGCTTCACTCAATGGGATTACTTATTTCTTCCAAGCTGGGCATGATCCATTGATCTTTGACCCTACTGTAAGTACATCAACTTATCGCAGAGTTAGTGAGAAAACTGGATATGTAGGAACTGTTCCTTCTGCGAACATTGTTATCTCTGCATTTGGACGTTTGTGGGCTGCTGATACTGCTTCAGACAATGTAACTGTCTTTTTCTCTGACCTTTTAGCGGGTCATGTTTGGAGTACAGGAACGGCTGGAAGTTTAAACATTGATAGAGTTTGGCCTAATGGTTCTGATGAGATCACAGGATTAGCGGCACATAACAACTTCTTGATCATCTTTGGTAAACGTCAGATTCTGGTGTATGCCAATGCGACTTCACCTGCAATTATTACTTTGTCTGACACTGTTGGTGGCATTGGATGTATTGCAAGGGATTCTATTCAGAGTACTGGTAAGGATGTTTTGTTCTTATCCAACTCTGGTGTGCGTTCATTTGCTAGAACGATTATTGAGAAGTCTGCTCCGATTGGAGACTTGTCCAAGAATATTCGCAGTGACTTTATGGCTATTGTTGGTAGTGAAACAGCTTCCAATATCAAGACTGTTTACTCTGAAACAGAAGCCTTTTACTTGTTGACTGTGCCTACTGTTAAAGAGGTTTATTGCTTTGACACAAGAGTTCAATTACAAGATGGTTCTTTCAGGGTAACAATTTGGAATTCCATAGAGCCAACTGCTTTGTTATCTCGCAGAAATGGTGATGTTCTGATTGGCAAGAATGGTTACATTGGTAAGTACAGCACTTATCAAGACCATACTTCTTCTTACAGGATGCAGTACTTTACAAACCATGCTGACCTTGGAAATGCCAATGTCACTTCATTGTTGAAGCGTTTAAAAGTAGTTGTGATTGGTGGAACAAACCAGTTTGTCACGATTAAGTGGGGATTTGATTTTAGTACAAATTACTTGTCTGCTAACGCTTTGATT